CAAGTTTATCATGAAGTGCTAACGCAAATCCAGTCATTTCTTTATCAGATCCGAACCATTTATTGTTAGTTTTCCACTCTACAGCCTTGGGATCTTCGTATGTCTGTTGCTGTGGGACAACGGGTGTTTCATCAATAGGCTGCGGTTTAAAGTTGTTTACACGCTCTGATTTCAGCTTGGCAGTGGTCATTTCCTCTTGGGCTTCGACCAAAGCATCTGCGTCACCTGACTCATAAGCGGTTTTGTATTTGCGTTTCGCCTCTTCCATTTCTTGGCTGACAACACGCTTGGCTTGGTCTAAAAGGGCTGTTTGGTTAAGATTAACCGTCCCTTTTAAACGTTTGTTTTCTTCCATAATTGCCTGAGCAATCTGAAGAGCATGTTCTCGCTCACGCAGGGCAGACTCTTTTTGTCTGCGTTCTTCGTGATAACCTTTGGTGAATTCCTTGATACGGTTTCTGTCGCGCTTTGAATATGTCGCGAGTTCTTCGTCTGTCGGATCTTCCGGCGGCGTTTCCATAGGAGTTCTGTTTTGATCCTCCTCTGGTGTATCGTCTACAATTTCTATCTCTGGTGGCGCTTCGTTGTCTTCAGGTTCTGCCTGAATTACCCTGCCCCCAGCTTTAGATTCTTTTTCCTCGATTTCATCGGGAAATACAAACTCAGTCTGTTCAATTTGAGCCATGATTTATTCCTTTACGCACGGGATATTCCACGGGGATCTTCAACAACAGCTTCTACGCTATCATCGTTAATAATCCGAAATTCTTTGCCATGAATCTTGATCCGAGTCCCTGTGTTAGGACGGACAAGTACGAAATCACCTACTTTGCAAGATGCTCCCGAAGGAAATCTTTTTTCGTCTTTATACGCATCTGGGCCCATTTTTACGATAAAAAGCACTGGCGAAAGTACTTCTTCATAGTGCATAGTGGATCCGGATTTGATAATTCCGCTGTCGTATTCCTCTTCAACCTCTGGTAAAACGCACAAAAGGTGAAATGTTGAAGGATCAGGCAATTGTTTTGCCTTAGCCTCCGGCGTATCCGGTAAGGATGTAGCCGTCTCTCCATCTTGACTTATTAGTAATTCAGTCATCGTCATCTTTCTCTAAGTTACGCACAAGGTCGGAAATTAAGTTTTGCGCGAGCAGTAGACCCCGGATACTGCCGCAAACCTCTCGGTAGGAGGCATAGTCCTGTGCGGAGCCTCCAGCAAGACTTTCAGATATCCTTAACTCATGGTCTTTAAGTTGGGACATCAATATTTGTAGTTCTTTCATTTGTTACCTCGTTTAAACAAATCAACTTGAACTTTTTGATTGGCCTGCTTCTCTTGAGATTGAACTCGTTGAGTGGCTTGTCTGTCTTGAGACTGAAGCCTTGCCAAATCAATTTGCTTTTGTGTTTCCATCCTTTGCATTTCAAGTTGAAGCTTTGCTTGCGCCAGTTGCATATCAGCTTGATTTTTTTGGATTTTGGCTTGGGCTTCAGTTTGCTTGATTTGAAGTTCAGCTTGTTGGATTTGCACAAGTGGATCCTGAGCTTGTTGCTGAGCCTGCGCTTGCTGAACTTGGTTCTGGTTCAATTTCAATAACTGCGCCGCTCCCTGCGCGACCAGCCTAGAAACTTGGACTTCCACATCTTCCGGTAGCTTTTCGTTAGGTGCGTTAAGAGGAACGCCGACCTGATCTTCTACCTTCTTGCGGTACAAGAATGCCAAGTGTTCAGCAATATGCGCCATCGTTGAAGCTTGGATTTTTTGTGCCATTGGGTTTTGGCCAATCTGGGCCGCAATCATAGGATCATGCATCATGGCGGTATGGGTTGCTATGTGTGCATCATGATCTTGATACATGAAAGCTTTTACGGGTTTACCATTAATAAGCCCCATGTTTTCACTGATTGGATCTTTTGGTGACTCGTCTTCTGCGGTTGGGATGATCTTGTCTGCGTTCTTTATTCCCAGAACTTCAATCATCTGGCGGTGCAGATTGGGCAGGTCATAGATTTGCGGGGCAGTGGCAGACAATTGAATAACCGCCTGATACTGCATGATCCTTTGAGCCATCGTGGAGGAATTAGGATCTGATACGGGGATGACCTCCACCATATCGTAGTCACCTTGCTTGGCTTTCCTGTTCCCACCCTGTGGTTCATACTCATATTCAGTCGGTGCATAGTCCCGAATGATGTTTTTAAGCAGTTTAAACTCTTGTTTCATCGCATAATGCACGCGAGCTTGGACTGCCGACATGGTTTTTAGCTGTCTTTCAAGCAATGCTAATGTCGTTCCCACGGGCGCTTGGGCGCTCATATCGCTAACTTTCATGTCAGCAATCGACCCCAATCTGCGTCCTTCTTCTGTAATTCTGTCCAAAAGAGAGGCTAAAACTGCGCTGGGCTCCTTATATGGGAGAGCCATGATGCTGTCTTTGATAGCTCCGGACGGTACATCCACATCTCTAAACTCTCCGGGTTGGATGGGAGTGTCATCTCCTTTGATCCTAGCCCCTCTAGCTTTCAGTCCGCCGGGCAAATTGGCCAGCGTTCCAGCATCTACCAATTGACGAATAATAGACGTACCCGCTCTGGCGTATCCTCCAATAATATGGATAAGTCCCATCCCATAGAAACCAAATCCCGGCACATAGATGTAGTCAACAAAATGCTGGCGTTTGGACTTTAAAGGATTTTCTTCTTCCCAATTCCTATAGATAGCCAGCACATCGCCAGTTCCTCTATCTAGGGTTACTACGTAGGGAAGAGCAATACCTGTGGGTTCTCCATACTCATCTAAGTCTTCCAAGCCTTCGATATCCAAATCCACATGGCATTCAAAGATTTGATAGCGATCATCATCTGTGGCTTTGTAACCTTGCTGTTCGGCTTTCTTCTTGTCTATGTCAGACAACATGTTCATGGGTTCGCCCAGATCAATGTCTTTATAGAATCCATTTACTTGAAGCTTACGGATTTCATTCTTAGTCTTACGCATCACATGGGTGACGCGTTCTGCCGTGTTTAAACTAGATGCTCCGTAAGGGACAATCATGTCTTCGGCGGAGATGTACAAAGATGTTTGTCTGTTTAAACCGGGATCAAAGTAAACTTTCTTAAAAGCGGATCCGGCCAGCCCCAAAGAATAAAGCATTCTTTCATGCTCTGGACGGTACTCAGGCATTTCCTCAGTCAGCTTATAGTTCATGTCATCCCTGACACGTTCTGCTGCATCTTCTTTGAGTTTGGTGATTGCACCAATGATTTCAGTCTTGACCGGCCCAGCGGCAGGAAATGTTTCCATAATAGACTCAGCTTGGAAACGGATAGCAGCTTCAGTCAATATGGTAGAGAAAACACCACAGGCTCCATTCCAAGGTTCTGTACGTTCTTCATAGTCCAATCCAAGAACCTCCAAGCCCTTGACGAACGTCTCGGCCCAGTCTTTTCTTGAATCTATATCTGCGTTGATTAACTCAGTCAGATCAGAAGATATGCTGTTCAATGCCCGATCATCCAAGACTTCAGCCAAGTTTTGACTAAAATCCCCGCCGTAATCATTCTCCGGCTCTAAGATGATTTCCACGGACTCGGCCTCCATATCAGGTAGATCGGAGATATCCACTACAGCGCCCTCTGAATCATCCATCATTGGGTCTAGTGACAATGCTTTATCGATATTGGTTGCCATGATTTTCCTTATCAGTAATATTCCATTTTTCTGCGATAGATGGGTTCATCTTCCTCATCTGACTCAATGGTGATGAATCCTCCCTGCCTAAACCTCATCAATGCTTGGCTTGAAGAATCCACAAGGTCATCATGATCCCCGTTAGGGAATGATGCCATCTCATCCATCACCTCTTCTGCCCATCTGGTTTCTGGACACCACACCACTCCCGATGCAAATAGATCAGAAATAGCGTTTACACGCGATATCTTATCGTTTCCTTTGCCCGGAGTAAACTCTGATAGCGGAATCCCCATTCTTCGCATCTCATAAATCAGTGGAGCACCTGCCGCTCTCTTCTCCACAATCAAAGTATCTGGGTTCCATTCTTTCCACAGCTCTAAGGCTTGCTTCTTTAACTCCGGGAACTCTAAGCGTTGTTTAAACGCGTCCAGAAGAATTATATTGGGCTTCAAGTTGCCATGTTTATCCGCTTGCCTAAACACTCCCCATGTTGTACATGCAGAGTAATCTGCCCTGTTGTTCTTTTCAAAGGCTGTATCCCAACTTTGGATCACATACTCACATGATGGAGGATCTTTCTTGTCCCAAATCATCCATTGATCCCGCTTTATGATCGCGCCTTCCTCAGATGTGGGGTTCTGCTGGTACTGCGCCTCCCATTTAGAGACTGGAAGTTCACTTTTTAACGCTTCTAAAGCTTCTTTTGACCAAAATCCGGGCCATAAAGGGGTTCCAGACGGCAAAATAGCAGGGAAATCGATAACTTCCCACTGATCTACGCCTTCTTTATCCTGATTCTTGATGATTTGACCCGTCAAATCCCTCTTAGACCAGCGAGTCATCACAATAATGATGGCTCCTCCCGGCTGTAAACGCTGGCGCGGGCCAGATGTATACCACTCATATACATTATCAAACACCGCAGGGTTCCCTTGCTTAGCCTCCTGCTCTGAATGAGGATCATCAATGATTAAAAGATCTGCGCCCTTACCTGTAACAGCACCGCCAACCCCAATAGCAAAATAGTCCCCACCCATATGAGTATTCCACCGCCCAGCCGCCTTGCTATCCGAAGATAACTTCGTGTCAAATACCTTTTTATACGCATCAGATCCTACCAAGTTCCTAACTTTCCTACCAAATCCAACAGCCAGCTCTGCGGTGTGTGCAGTCTGAATGATCTTCTTCTCCGGATACTTACCCAAAAACCAAGAGGGAAGCAAATAAGAAGCAAACTCTGATTTCGTGTGCCTTGGTGGCATATTGATAATCAACCGCTTTAGATCACCGGTAACTACCCGCTCAAAAGCATCTGCCATGATTTTGTGGTGTTTACCCGATATAAACACTGGCCACATCTGCTGAACAAAAAACAGAAACGACTCCCTGCATTTCTCCAGCCGATCCATCTCCAACAAATTCAATACCTTCTGCCGTTGCTCAGGCTGCATCGTCTTAGATGCTTTGATGTACCCTTCAATCTCCGTCTTGGTTAATAAGCTCATAAAGACAACATAGCCTTTACCGACTTATCCACAACCTTGATGGAATGAAACTTATGCGGCTTCACTTCCAAAAACCCATCTGTGCATAACCTGTGGACAATCCTGTGGATATTTGACTTAGACCGCAATCCCATCTCTTTCGCAATCACTTCATAAGACGGAGACACCCCGTGTAAACGTATATAAGCTTTTATGAATTCAAAGATTATTCTGCGGTGGTCAGTCATTTTCATAGTTTAAACGCATATGCGAACGTTCGCAAGCTTTCTTTTCC